GTTGTATCTTGCCAGAATCTTCTTCCGCAATATTGGTCTATTAATCTACAAGCCCCGTTGATAGCATTGTCAATATTTGTATCTTGAGCTGTTCCACTTAAACCGATATAGCCTTTTAAATCATCTTTATCAATATATTGACCAGCCATTTAAAACCTACTTGGCTTTATTCTCTTTAGGTGCTTTTGCCTTTTTAACTAAACCCCATTCTTTAGCTTGTAAGTCAGATATTTCTTCACCTGCTCTAGCTACTAAAGAAACAGATTGACCTGCGAACTCTTTTGGATGTCCGTCTGATTCAATATATTTGTCATCTTTTTTGTATAAATCTTTTTTTAATTTGTAAGCCATTTTTCCTTTTTCCTTTGAGTTCTGTTTCTCACTCGATCCATAAGACGAGTGAGAAAACAAAACCATAATTACTAACTTTAGAAGTTTGTAATTGAACAGAAAGCAGTTGCTCGATAGATTGCGAAACCTAAGCGCATATTTGCTTTCATCATTACTTTGTCCTTAGTAAAGAAGTCATCGTGAGAATCTGACATAGATACTTCCATTCCCTCTCTACTTACAATGTGAGCAGCTAAACCGCCACCGAATGCTCCGACAAGTGCTGTTCCTGCAGCTATTGCAGTTGAAGCAACAACAGGAACACCCCAGATACTAGCTGTAGGTGCACCATTGAACATTCCAGCTCCAACGAATAATGGTTGTAAAGCTCCTGAAGTTGTAACAGCGTTTACTTCTGTCACAATATCATACCAATCAGATGGATGCATGAGTATTGCGTCTGGTTCTACGAATGCGTCTTTTCTGATTTCAGTAATTGCTTGATAGATCTGGCCAATTCTCTTTAGATTTCCTGCAAAAGTTGCATAGTCAAAAGTATTGATTCCAGATTTGTTCAAGATACCACGGATATTAGGTGCTGTACCATTTCCATTGATTAATTCGCTGTCAAGTCTTAGCTGTAACATTGTTCTTAATCTTGAATCTAAATAACCATTTACAGTAGCAACATCTGAAAGTAGTTCTTCAGTTACAGGAATAGATACACCAAATTTTCTGATGTTCTCTGTGTTCTCTGTAAATGCAAGAGCTGATTCACCGAAAGCGTTGCCTTCAGCTACTTCTGCTGCGTTGTTTGTAAATGTTGTTTCTTCCAAATATTTATATTGATATTGGTCAGTTGTTATAACTGAGAACAAGTCAATTACGCTATTTGGATTTCTTAATGCAGTTGGGACAATTAAATCATCTCTGACTACTGCAGGTGGATAACCAGTTTCTGTTAAAAGAGTTTTCTTTTCAAGAATTGGATTCCACTTAATTTCAGAAGTCACGTTTAACATTCCGTCATTTTTAAATGCTTGAAATGCTTTTGATTCCATTACCATATCTGCTAAAGATTTTTTTGTAATCTTTTTTTCTTCTTCATGAATTGGAAGAGATTTTACTTCAGCACCTTTAACAAGTTCAGCCTCATTATCAGCTTTTTGCTTTTCAAATAATTGCTGTTCTCTTACTTCTTTTGCTAAAGTTTCAAGCTCATCATTTCTTTTTGCCCATTCTTCTTTTTGTTGTGCGTCCATATCAGAAAAATTGACGTCAGCAAATTGTTTAGCTTGCTCTCTTAATTCTTGAAGTTTTGATTGCTTTGCCTTTAAATCAGACATAATCATTCTCCTTATTAAATTAAATCTGAACTATCGTCTAACAATCTGCTAGTTTCCCTAAACAAATCGTTAATTTCTAGTTCATTGTCTATTACTTCATTTCTATCAGTTGCGACTCTAAGCATAGTGTCGATGTCTTGGTGCATATCTTCTAATGCGTCTTTTAATTTCTCGATTGCATCCGCTGACGAATCTGATAGGTTTTTATCTTTGCCTAGACGTAAAGCAGTAAGCTCTTTACATCTTTCCAGAAGTGACGTCATCTTGATAAGCAAGTTATCCACTTCATCTGTAAATCTCATACCCACTTCTTTGACTTCTTCAAATTCTGTATCAGTATCATCTACTTCAACTTCTTCTTC